GCACTCGATGCACCAGCTATTGTGATGTCTCAGCATATTGTCCAATGGGCGTTCTGCACGCTGGAGGTTGATAGTGGTAATAAACAGGTGTCCATTCGTAGCTGTGAATGGAATCAAAAATAGATGCACCAGTGAGTGCCAATTTTTCATTGAGGAATCTGAAAGCTGTGCTATACCTGTGTTCATGGATAACCGCAATGACATCTTGCAATCCATGGCTGAATCACTTAGCGGACTCAATGACATCATGTTGAACATTGCCGGTACATTGATAAACATAAGGGATGAAAGGACAATAAGAAATGATAAGAGTAGCTGAGGTAAACAAAACACGCCGAGAATTGGATGCATTCAATCTCGAGGTAGCCAAATGGAGAGCAGAAAGTGGTATGGTACATCCATTAATTGAACTCTACCGTGATATGGGAATCTATGACCGGAATCTACTAACACTGGTAGACACAGTAGCCATGCTTGAATGCTCCAAGGAAAATATGGAAGAACATTTTGCACAGATTCAAGAGGAATACAAATGATAATTGGAATCTGGGGTGACGATAAGACCTGCAAAACAACCTTTGCTCTAACCGCCCCGAAAAAACTCGCACATATGGAGTTCGACATCGGTGGCTATGATAGAGCAAGGCATAGGTTTAAGGAAGCAATCAGCACAAGAGACATCATCACTGAGCATGAAGGACATGAACTCCGATATGTGATGCCATTCCAGTATGGTGATATGTCTGAGTTGAACCTGGTTCGACCGAGCAAGATAGTAGTGGGCATGAAGGAGTTATTCTTCCAATTCCTCTCTCACTATATGAAGCTGGTAAATGACCCTGAGATTGCTACCATTGTCATTGATACTGGTACACTGTTATGGGAAATATGTTCTTCATCAGTGTTGCAGGAAAAGCAGGAACTACAGTTCACTACTGATGGTAGTCTCAAACCAGGTCAGCAATTGCGTACATCACTGACTACCTTTGAGTACCGAGAACCAAATATTCGTATGCGTGGAATAATGTACCAAGCAAAGGCGAATCGTACTAACCTTATAATCACTCATCACAGTGCTGACCAATATGGACCAGTGCTACGTGGTGGTGAGGTTAAGGAAGAAAAGACTGGCAAGAAGGAACGCAAGGGATGGAACACACTTGGTGATAGTGCCGATGTTATCGTACATACATTCCTAAAGGAAATGGATACCAGCAAGGATGATACACCGGTTATGAAACTCAAGCCTCATGCAGTCATTGACCTAGCTGAGTGCATTGATTTGGTGGGGGTAGAACTTCGCATACCTACATATGACAAGGTAGCAAAGCTAGTTGAAATGTCCAAGCTGGCAGCGGAAGGAGAATAGCATGTGGTGTCCTAAATGTCAGAAACATGTTGTCACAACAATTAGTACTATAAAGTCTCCATCATCAACCAAAGAAAAAAGATATACACAACTGGTAACCATTGAACATATCTGCACAAAATGCCAGTCCTCTATCCATATTACCACACACAAGGAAGGCTAGTGTTGACAAGACGCTCTGAGTGCCATAATGAGCATACGTTATTGAGACGACTGTCACTAGATATGGCTTATCGTCAAACGTGTGTCCATGGTTCATCTGAGTGCGTGCTAGGCACGAAATTAGAGCTATTTTGACGGCGAAAGTGAGCCTAGAGCATGACGATACTGGTTGATAGCCATGAACCAGAACTCATTGAAGCACTGATAAAGCAGGTAGTGCCCACCCACAGGCTCGCACTTAATCCTAAATACGCAGATTATATGTGGGTAGCTGTTGATGGACATAGGATACAAATAGAACGCAAGCAAATTGGGGAGATACTTTCTGGCATGGGTAAGATTGAGACTCAGTTACGGAGAGAGATTGAGAGTGGTGTTGAGGAAACACTACTGCTGTATGAAGGTGATTGTAAACCTGTCCCCAAGATGCATGGTTCAATCACACAAGCATGGCAGAAATCCAAGAAAGGAAACATTATAGTGCCAGGTCGTGAGTATCATGTATCGTATGCTGGTTTCCAAGCATGGCTCAGTCAACTGGATAAAGCTGGCATCACGTCGGTTAAGACCATGGATATGGAAACTACAGCATATGCCATTGTTGCGTTGTATAACAATTCACTCAAGCTGGAACATACTACCTTGAATCGGTACGTAAAGGAACATATCGTTATTAAGGGACAAAGTCCATACGTTCATTCATTAATGGGATTAAAGAATGCTAGTGTTGGAGAGGAACGTGCTAAGGCTCTTGTTGAGAGGTTTGGAACACCTTGGAATCTATTCAACCAGGATGACACTGAGATAGCTGCTACTCTGGTGAGTGGTAAGATGTTAGGACTCAGTGCAGCAAGGAAAATACTTACAGCAATTGGGAGGTAGTAATGGCAAAGGCATTTGTAATCGCGGATTCTGTACATAGAGGTATGCTGGTATCGTACCTCAGGGCGCACCGGTACTACCATAAAGGTGAAAATCCAACAGCTATAGTCATACCGAATATCCCAGAGATAGATGGAGTGCCTGTGTTCTATGGTGCTGATGGTGAGTTATTTGTTCAGGCTGAGGAAGCGCAGATAGAACGGGAACGTATCGCTGAGGAGGAAGCTAGTGCGGAAAGTGGTAATGACAATCAAGGCTCCGAAGGGGACCCTGAACCTATATAAACTAAAAGAACCAAACTGGTACGGACGCCTCTACAATATTGAATGCCAATGCCTAGCTATCAAGTATTTCGTGGAGCAACACCGTGACTAAACAATTTGCATTAGAGTTCCCACGCAATGAGCATGGGTGGGTCAAGTTCCCATCTGATGTTGGGTTAAGGAAAGAACTATTCTTCCCTGATGAGGTAGGCAAGCACCCTGCTAAATTGAATCTACACCTGCAACTAGCAATGATTGACTATGTTAGTGAACCTGGGCAAGTGCTATTGGACCCAACTAGCGGCACTGGGTCACTGCTGGTAGGTGCGCTCAAGGGTAGAAGAGTAATACTGCTGGAGATTGAGGAAGGTTACCACAAGCTACAGCAACAGGCTATGCATAACCTACATGAGGTTGACCCTACTACACAAAATATGGTAACTCTTATTCACGGTGATTGCCGGTTTGTATTGCCAATAATATGCGACCATATTATGTTCTCTCCGCCATATGCAGGAGCCATGAACATCAAGAAGGTACGCACTAAACGAGAGGATGCACCGGATAAGTTCTTGGTAGAAATGGACCGCCAGATGCTTGAGTATTCCAAAAGCCAGCGGAATCTCAGCAAGTTATCTACATTCCTATATGGCAAAGCGATGGAGAAAATCTATAAACTATGCTTTGAGTCACTCCGTCCTGGTGGCACATTGACCATTGTTATCAAGGATAGAATAGAAAGTGGTGAAAGGTTATATTTATCCAAGTGGGTAAGTAAGGTTTGCCATCGGATAGGCTTTGAGGATTATGCATGGTTCAAGTGGGAATGTATGGGCAATGCATTTACCAAAATAGCTAGGTCTCAAGGCAAGGAGACTGTAGACGATGAGGATATAATTATCTATAGGAGGCCGCTGTGAAAATTGAAGGAATGGCAACCAACAGAGTGCTAATACACCTTGACAACGGTGAGATACTAGATGTTAATGATGGTACTGGAACTAGTGGTGGAACCATCAACATATCAAAATGCTATCTAACTGATAGGTATTTATACATTGTAGAAAATAATGATGAACATATCAAAATTGGTATGAATAAAAAATAATGTATCTAGCACATTTCCCGGATGAAAACTTCTACTACCTAGGTACAGAGCCAGCAGACAGTGGCACCTATGATAGGTACATTACTAATGCTGACCCTAAGCTGGTTGGCATGGACGTGGAGACTATCTCGCTCAAGGATACCACACCGATTGGCATTGGTATATCCATCACTACCAGAGTTAGCTTCTATTTCCCCCTGCATCCAACAGTCAGCAGTTACTTACCATGGAAGTTAATCAAAGACCCATCTGTGGTTAAGGTATTCCATAATGCGCCCTTTGACCTGCATACTATGGAAGACTTTGAGATGGATAATACCAACGTCATGGATACAGCTATCATGGCTAGGTTACTACGTTATAAATCAGCAGTACTATCTGACCTTGTACATGTACATCATATGGAAGCACATGAGGTCAAGGAAGTGCTCAAGGAATATAATGCCAAGACCATGCTTGACCTGCCAGAAAAAACCTGCGCTGCTAAATGTATGCAGGATAGCAGCGCCACACTCAAGCTGTATTTGGAGTTTCTACCTGACATAGATTACGAGTACCTGCAAACGGAAATGAAAGTAATCCCAATACTGCTCAAGATGTCCAATAAGGGATTACTCATTGACCAGCAGGCAAGGGAAATTATAGAGGAGAATCTACAGGATGATGTAGATTACCTGCTCAAGTTATGTCAGGACCAAGACATTGAGAAGCCTGGAAGCCCTAAACAGGTAGCATATATCCTAGCTGAACGCGGCGCATATACAGTGTTTCCTAAACTGCCATATACAGATAGAACAAAGAAGAACCTCTCTACAGACGGCAAAAAGATACTTCCTAAAATGACTGACCCATTAGCTGGTATTGTACTTAGGTGGCGCAAGCAATCAAAACTCCTAAGTACATACATTAAACCATGGGCCGATGATGAACGTGCATATACCCGCTTTCATATGGATGCTGTAACAGGCAGACCTACCAGCACTAAAAGGAACATGCAGAACATTCCTCCAGGTGAAATGCGTGGGATACTGTTGCCAGATACTGGTATATGGACAGATACAGACTGGTCACAACTAGAGTTACGAGTACTGGCATATCTCAGTCAGGACCCAGAAATGCTCCGTATCTACTCATTACCTAAGTTTAACAAGGATGGGAGTCTTAATGAAGAAGCTGACATTCACCAGCAAACTGCAATCTTTCTTGGAATTGCAAGAAGGTTGGCAAAGACTATTAACTTTGCTATGGTGTATGGTGGCACCGACTCCACACTGGCTGAAACTGCGGGAGTCTCTATCCAAAGAGCCAAGCAACTCCGTATCATGTGGTTCCAGAAGTTTGCCGGTGCTGGCAGTTATATCAACTGGGTACAAGCACTTGGACTCAGCCAAGGATACGTTACTACAGTATTTGGCAGGAACATACGACTACCAGCACTAGGAGAGGATTCACCAGATGGGATACAACGTAAGGCGGTTGATTATCCATGTCAAGGTTCAGCGGCTGAGATTCTTAAACGTGGGTTAATCCTATGTGATGAAGCTGGGATGGACATGCGGCTCCAAATACATGATGAGATTCTGGTTGATGGGTTCGTACATCAGGATAACTTTAAGATGTTGGAGAACATAGCGCCATTTGAGACACCAATTGAAGTCAAGTACTTATCAAGGTGGGAGTAGACTTGACAAACAGGAGGGATAAAATGACAGTACACCACCTAAAGACAGAACCTGGTATATTCGAGACTATGGAAAGCGGCAAGAAGCTCTTTGATTATCGGAAGAATGATAGAGATTTCAAGATAGGTGACTGTATAAATATTGTCGCCTACTATCCAGAGACAGACTCCTGTGGTTCCAGCATTGATTTTGAAGTTACTTACATTCTATACGGGGGGAAGATTTGGGTTGCCAAAGGGATATTGTATACTTCAACTTAAAAGGCTAAAAGGAATGTATCATGGCTAACACCAAAGACACAGGTAAGGTAACACCCTAATGCCAAACATAACTCAAGAGGAAATGCTGGCTATCTCACCTGAGAACCGTCAACCCTATTACACTAATCCACGGCCTGGTCCATATCAAGGTAAACCACGTGAAGAGGATATACTATATGTGGTGGAAGATTACAATTTCTGGAATCGTGAACTATATACACATGGATACCACTGCCCAAACTGTGAAGGTAAACGTGTGACATGGTTCTGGCAAGGATGGTACATATGCCTAACCTGTTCTATCACCTTTAGTTCTGATGATTGCAAAGGTTTCTATGACGTAGCTGCATATGAACAGGATAAACGACCCAGTGAGGAAGACCTGAACTACATACTAAACGATGGTGAATCCGAGATAGATTTCTAGTCCATGTACCCCACTACCCCAGGTGTGTTCCCAATTACCAAAGATGTAACCAATCTTCAAGGTGAAATGCATGTCACTCTCCTATGCCGGCTGTTTGCCAGCTACTATCGCAGTCCTACTTCGGTACTCTTGCCTATTCCTCAAGGTGCTATGGAACTCTGCCCGCTTTTCAATGGCTTCTGACCGCCACCTATCTGCCAGTTCCAAATCACCTAAAACTACAGATTGGTACTGTGATGCTTCTCCAAGATAGGCATTTATTTGGTTGAGATAGCCACTAACCTTGCCAGCGAACCCAGCAGCTATACCTTGGTAGGAACCTGATTCTTCAATGTAACTGCGGAGGTCGCTGAGTCTTGCCACTGCTTCCTGTGCATATCCAAGTGCTGCCTGTGTTCTGGACTGTGCAATCAATACACGACTCTGGGAATATGCAGCGTAATTTTGTATCGCCTGACCATTGACAGTGTGAGTGTTAATCAATGGACTGCCAGTTTCCAGCAATGCCTCTGCACCCTCTGTTGCCTTGCCGAGGTCAGTGACATCAACTTCATCCAGATAAGCATTAATAGCATCATTAGCGGTTTCAACCTTATCCCGTAATTCAGCTATCTTGGTAGTGATGATAGCCAACACACCAGCAGCATCCTTAGCAGTGTTATCATCGAGGTACTTTTCCACATCGGCTTGAGCAGCGGTGAGAAGTGTGTGGACATCTGTTGTCAACCCTAACTCAGTACGGATGGTAGCCAGGTCCAACACCGCTTGATGCTCTGCTTGGTATGCTTTAATAAACAGTGCGTATGCCTCTGCTCCTAGTGTCACTACCTGGTCCATGAATCGAGGGAAGCTACCACTGGTGTATAAGCTAGGAGCAGTATGTTCCCGTTCATAATAGATAGCAATGTGTTCACTGTTGGTCATTTGTGTTTGGGAACTGCCAGTGAATTGACTGCCTATCCAGAGTATGCCATCCCAGATATTCGTATTGGTAACAAACTGCTGTGGTATCTTATCCACAGGGTATTCGACACGCGCCATGCGGGTCATAACCGGCAAAATAGCAGCCATATCTATAGCTATCCTACTCTTGGTGTAGCCAGCAAGAAATCCAGTATTCACTACCATGGACCCACCACTGATTATTTGGATTCGACCATTAGCATAGTCCATGTAGTAGTCTGTGTTCCTGGTGTAAGTGGTACCAGCAGGGTCACTGGTGATGGATTCTGTTTCAGGTTTGATTACCCTATTAGCTAGGTTCTGCCATTCAGCAAAGCCAGTGCTGTGTCCAATGCTCAGAGTATCGGATGCACCACCACCAGCGATGTTGTGGATTTCCACCTCATTGATAGTCTTGAATTGCTTTTCACCTGTTTGAGTTAGACCATTCCAGAGATAGAACCACTCCTCAATGTACTGTCCATCAGCATCCGCACCTTTAACAATAACAGTCAACTCAGTGATGGAAGCATTAGCATCTGTCAGTGTAAAGGTCACTCGCCGTGGGACATCAGGTGTTTGGTCCGCAATCGTGGCAGTGTCTCCATCAGTACTGGCGCTAATATCCTCAGCATTCACATATGCGGTTGCATTAGTGGTAGTTGGTGTAGTAAATGATTCATCTGCAACAGTGACAACCAGTGTTTGCTCATACACCGCTTCAAGTGGCATAAACCTGGACAAATCCAACACCGCTCGTTCCACACTGCGCTTGAGTTCAGGGTCATCCCACAGTGCGCCACTATCCTTAAGGTCAGTTCTTATTGCCGCGTAGTATG